ACGTTATCACCATCAAACCATTGCCCTTCAGCACCGGTCTCTGTGACTTGTTTATTAAATCCTGGAGCAAAGCCTAATTTTTGTAACATATAAAAACCTGTTTATTAGGTGTTATATCAGATTATAGGTGATTTCAATAGATTTTAAGCAGAGGGAATCTGTGGTGGATCATCCCCCTGCAAGCCTAATGTATAGACTATTTTTTAGATTTTGTCAACTTAGATCCTTTAAACCATGCTGGTATGCCTATCATAGGTCTTTTATCTAAGGCATTTTCTTTTGCCATTTTAGATCCTGTTTTATTGTAATGTAAAAATACTTGACCACAATCTTTACCTTTAAACTCATCTCGCCAATGTTCTAAATCACAACCAGAATAAATTAACATATCGCCTGGTTTTAAATCTACTTTAATACCTGCTTGACCTTTGCCACCTGTTGGATCTAAATATATTGGCCATGGGTCGCCACCTAAATTTAATGTTGTAGATATCTCACAAGAATATCTATCTTTGTGTCTGGCTAATACGTCTCCTTGTTTATATATTCTAGCATAAGAGTAAGTCTCACTTAATTTTAACCCTGTGTGTTTTTCCATAACAGGTTTTACTTCTTTTAACAAAGTTTCCATTGCAATATCAGCATAGTGTGAATAAGTATTAGGAACTTGGTCATCATTCCATACGCCCCAATATTCTGTAAATGGTGATATATACCTTGAATCAAATAATACTCTTGCAACATTTCTTTTGTTTTGAAAATATTTATATACAAAGTCTGCTAACTCTTTTGATATTGCATTTTTTAAAACACTATATTTATTTTTTTTAAACGACATTTAATACTCCTTTTGGTATTGCTTGGCAGTTCCAATGTATAAATCTAAATGGGTTATAACCCATATCTACAACGTACTGATGAGGTAAGTATGATGGAAAAAATATCATTCTACCTGGTTCAACTTTATAATTAATTTGAGATGATGCATATGTTACTTTTGTTTTATCTTTTTCTGGTAACAAATTCATAACATTGCCTGGTCTTGGATCTTCAAACATAGGTAAAGATGTAGACTCATCTGCTTTTAAAAAATAAAAACCAGACATGTGACCATTCCAATGTGTGTGTAAAGTATGATGGCCGCCACCCTTTTTTGAAAACTCTTGGACCCACATTTCTGTTATAAATACTTGATAATTTGTTAAATCAAAACCCATTTGATCTAATAAATTATATGCAGTTGCACCTACATAATTTTGTAGTTCTGCAAAATTAGGATCACCTATTAATGTTGTTGAATGAAACACGTGACCCATATCACCTTTGTCACCAAATTTCTTATTACGTTTATCAATACTTGGTTTTAAATTTTTTTTAGCTATTTCAATATATGGATCTGATGCTTTGTTTAATTTATCAACAAAATTAGGTTCATCTGCAAACCATATAGGTGATGCAAAATATTGTTCTAAATTTAATTTTTTTGGAAAAGATAATAAGTTTTCTTTTTTTATTTTTTGTTTTTTAACTTTTGCTTTTTTCTTTTTCATATTCTCCTTTATTTAAATGGATATCCTAAGTTCCAAATCACCAAACTATTACGTTCTCCACTTTTAACTGGACACACTCTATGCCATACAAATGAAGGAAACACAACTAAAGATCCTTTAGGCAATATCTCTTTACATTTTAAAATATTAGGTTTTTTATCAGGATCCATATTTCTAAAATCAAATTCTAGTTCTCCACCTTTATAATCTTTTGGATCAGATAAAGTAACTGTAACAGAGAGTTTTCTAATTTTACCATGTGATGGATCATTAGCTTCTCTTTGATATGGTTTATCCCAACTATCACAATGCCAATCATAGTATTGACCTTTTTTATATTTTGTAAATTGACAAGACTCAGAAAAATCCCATTCAAAATTCCAACCTGCATTTGCATTTGCTTGATGAATATAGGGTTGTATTTCTTTATACACCCATCTATCATTCATCCAAACAATATTAGAATCTCTTTTTGTTTTTAAATCTTTTATTTGTTTTTGATTTAAATTTTTACCGTTACCATAACCACCAGTAACTGCCATTTGATCTTGAAGTTGTTGACCATACTTTACAATGTCATCACAGATCCTAGAAGGAACTGCTGATTGAAAATACCAATAGTAATTTGTAAGGTTCATATATCTTTATGAACTTAATATAACATGTATTAATATAAAGTCAAATTAGCCTGTTATCGCAAAAGTTGCATCAGAAGTAATAACGTGTTTTGTAGTACCACACGCAGTTGTAACAGAACCACCAGTTGCTTTAGCTGGTCCTGGATATTCAATAACTATAATACCTGAACCACCATTACCACCATCTCTAGGCGCACTTCCTGCTCCTGCTCCACCAGCTCCACCAGTATTAGCAGTACCAGCAGCACCATCACCAGAACTAGGTCCAGGTCCTCCTGGATTTCCAGCTCCACCACCGCCAGGACTTCCTTCAGATCCACCTCCACCACCAGATCCACCAGCGTAATCACCAGAGTTTGGAAGAGATTGAGTAAAGAAAGAATTTACATCTTTATGTGAACCACCTGATCCACCACTTGAACTATTAAATGGTCCTGATCCCGATGCATTGCCTCCAGCTCCACCGGCACCTCCACCACCACCAGATGCTTCTGGAGAACTTGTTCCTCCAGGATTACCAAAACCAGAACCTGGAAAACCAGGTGCATCTGTTTGTGTAGCGCAACCTTTAGTTCCTGAACCACCACCTCTAGATCCTCCACCCCCAGATCCCCCAGGTTGTGCAGTTTGAGTTGATGGACTTCCAGGCGACGCAGCTCCACCACCACCTTTTGCTGTAAATGAAATTCCCGCACCTATTAAAGTTGAATCGACACCTGGTCCTGCATTTGAGCCTGTTGCTCCTCCAGCACCACCACCTCCAATTACAGCTGCAACGCAACCTGTATCAAAATCTACTCCTGTGGCTAATATCATACCACCACCTCCACCACCTGATCCGTTATCGTGTCCACCACCGCCACCGCCTGCAACAACTAAAATAGTTGCTCCTGAAATTGCAAATTTTCTTGGCCATGTTCCTTGTTTTACTGAACTAAATTGACTTTTCATTGACCAAACACCACTTGCTCTACTTAATTCTTTAATTGCAAAAAAACCTTTTCCACCTGCACCACCTCTAGATCCTGGTCCACCTGAACCACCACCGCCACCACCACCGCCAGTGTTTTCTGTACCTGCTGATCCTGCAGTTCCTGGTCCACCTCCTGCTGCACCACCACCTGATCCTCCAGCTCCACCTGAGCCACCACCACCGCCACCACCACCGACTGCGGATATAGGTGATCCTGGATATATAGATGAAATTGTTAAACCTGCTCCACCAGCTCCTGATGTATTCGGAGCAGCTGTGTCACCACCGACTGCGCCTTTACCACCACCTCCAGCTCCAGTATCTGCTGGTACAGGACTAACAACATTACCACCAGCATTACCTTGACATGCAGTTCCTGCTCCACCTGAATTTCCAGAACCCTCGGCACCACCGCCAGATCCTCCAGCGGTTCCAGCTGAATTTTTTCCACCACCGCCACCACCAGTAGCTGTATAAGTTGTACAACCTACAACAAAAGTTGAATTACTTCCGCTAGCTGCAGGATTACATACGGGATTTGTTTGTGCAGCACCGCCTCCAATAACGACTGCTCCTAAAGCTGATCCACCTTGTACAGGAATTTCTTGACATATAACACCACCAGCTCCACCACCGCCAGCACCATCTCCACCACCAGCACCACCACCAGCTACTAATAACATTTGAGCTAGTCTAGTTCCTGGTTGTGTAGTAACTGCACTACACGCGTTCGCTGTTTTAGTTGTAACAGTGCATTTTCCAAACGAAGTTCTATTTGTCTTTCCAATTACTCCACCGTTTGTTGAGCCAGATCTTGGCATTTAGTGTCCTCCTATTCGGACACCCAAGCTGTGCCATTCCAATCGTATTTGGTAGGTGTTTCCGATTCGTCGTTTGATTTAGTTGCTTCCCAACCTTT